CAGCCCGGGAAGGAGTTCTTTCATCATTTGTGCGCGTGAAATTGCCATGATTTATTTACTCCTTTCCTTAGATGCCAGTGTCGGCAGTCCAAAGACTGATCGAAGGCATTAGAGTGACCAAAGCGTGAGAATAGGTCGTAGCACGCACCGAATTGGTCGGACTTTCCGTACCATCGACATTCGTGAGACCGACGCATTTCAACTGGGCAACCGTAGTGACCCCGGAAGTACCGGAGTCAAAACACATTCCGCTCAGTCCCGTGGTGGTATCTCCACCGTTGTACTCAATATCAAAATTCCTACCGATTTCGATACGGGTAAGCGTATCAACATTGGCATCACCGTTCGCAATACGGATCCGATACACCTGAAACGGATTCGTAACGATGTGGGCAATGGTGCTCCCATCTGTGATTGTTTCGTTATAAGTGTTAGAGAATTTCGTGTCACCATTATTATCTACATACTGGCAACCCTGAAAAACTCCAATCGTCCTCACGTCGGTTACAGCAGTGGAGGGTTGAATTTCTCCATTTCCATCAAGTAGACAGAGGTCGCCTTGGAAAAAATTGGCGGTCTCTGAGGCCTTGATGAAGAACTGCTGTGTGCCGGAAGAGCCCATTGCCCCGCCAAGCATATTAGAGTGGGGAATAAGCCCCCCCTTTGTAGCAGCCATTTGGCTATCTCCTTAAAGAAGATCAGCGATAGCCATGTGTGGTACATCCACCATCAGTTATCGCCAAACGATACCCGCGTCTTCCGCTCAGGACTGAGCAGAGGCATACGCGGATCTTGCTCTCTGAAGTAGTTTCGGTCGAGGGCTTCCATCTGACCTTGACTCTCATTTTCCGAAAGCTCCTGAAACTTTTCACCGATTGCCTTAGGTCTCGCACAAAGCAAGAGGCCACCGATAAGTACGTTATCAGGATACTGACTGTCTCGATCTGAAATAATCATCAGCTCGGGGTAGTCAGACGCTAGGACAGGTTCCCACCCATCACGAAAAGCCTGCGAGACGTTAATGTTGTCTGCGTCTCCTCGTGAGGATGCCCGTACATAGCGATGATCCAACCCTTCTCTAGGGTTGGGTTGCGGAAGAAGAGGGGCCGGTTTCCACGGAGTTTCCCTGACTTCACTATCGCGTGTTTCTTTACTTCTCGGTGCGCGTTCTTCAGCCATTATCTTTTCTCTTTCGTGAGTTGTTTGGCGTACTGTTCTGGCGTAATACCCAACCGCTTCGCGAGAGACACTTGGGTGGAGGTTAGCTGTACTTTGCGAGGTGGAGCGCCGCCTCTCTTGGCAGGCGCTACTACCGTCGTCATCCCCTGACTCACAGCCGGATCCCCCGATCCTTGGTCAGCGAATGTACCGGGAAATACTTCCCGCATTCTATTATCAATCCTTGAGTAATACTCTTCACTCCTTGGATCGAGTCCTTCTTCACGAACTAGCTTTTCATGTACCCCAATTGCAAATTGGGTCTTTTCAGAATCTTGTCCAAACCATTTATTCTTACCCATCCAATCTTGTAGTTTCGGATCAGATTGCGCCTGCTGTTGAGCAAGCTGGGATTGTTGAGCTTGTTGCATCTGCGCCCGTCGTGCGGCCACTTGTTGCATGTAGGCTTGCTGTTGCATGGCCTGTCGGTTTTGATCTTCAACCACAGGCGCGTACTGAGATGCTTGCTGAGATTCGATAACGGTTCGATTCAATTGCTCTTGTGCTTCAACAATCTCGTCGGAGTCACCTGACTCGTAAGCTTTCTTGTAGTTCTCTTTTGCCGCAGCGAGCTGGCTGTCAGTGCGTGAATGAATCTCCGAAAGGAGAACTTTCTCACCTCGTTCAAGAACACCCCGTAGATCCCTGTTCTGGGCGTCTACCTGTTGTGCGTACCGAACTGCTTCTTCTTGCATACGAACAGCAGCTTCTTTGTTTCTTCGTTCTTCGTGAAACTCGTACTTCAGTTGCTGAATGCGTTTGCCCGCTCGACCGCCTAGGTTCTCGATCTCCTGAGCATCTTCATCCAGGGCAGGCCTTGAATCATCTCTCGGCTCTACCTGATCTTCGGAAGGTCGATCATCGACCACCTGAATTTCAACATCTGAATCTTCTGACATGTCTGCAATTGGCTCCGTAAGTGAATTGCCCATCAAATCGTCAAGAGGTTGACTCATGCTCTAACAACCCCCATCGGATTTTCGATTACCGCCTCGACGGAATCGTCATTGATGATCCGAAACTCTTGGCCGTGTACGCGAATCCGTGTACCGGAGTAAGCGCGCATCACAATCCAATCGCCCTCTTCGCACCAAGGGCCACTCGGAAACCGTTCCTTATTGGCGTAAGCCTCAGGACCCATTTTTGCAACGAACCCAACAATTGTGGCGACGGATTCTGCGTCTCGCCGTTCGTCGGGAACGTAAATTCCACCCTCTGTCTGCTCTTTGACTTCGGGCAGTGCTATGAGCAGTCGGTACCCAGTAGGTTCAGGCACCTTCTTAGCCGAGATTTTCGGCTGCTCGTCGCTGTACTGAATTGCTTCAGACAATGATATTCTCCTGTTGCAGAGACTTTTTTATGGAGTGTCCCAGAGACTCCGTGCGCTCACATGAGCGTAAATATTTTCTAGACGTAAATTACTAACCGGCACACCCGGCACAGATGAAAAAATATTTTATGGATGTTTACCTGATAGAATAAACTAAAAGCTTTCGTCATCCTTCATAATCTTAGATCCTAATTCCTTAATTTCTCTTTCAGACATAGACAATCCCTCAACAACACCACACATGTACTTGTACTCAGCATAGTCCCCCAGGGAACCGTTTGCCAGATGTTCGATGTATTGAGATTTTAATTCTACTAACCGAGAAAGCAAAGCTTCAAGTACTGGATCCAACTATTATTCCTCTAGAGCGGGGGGCGGGGATGAACTATTTAATTTTTCCATCTCTTTTTGGAAGTCGATTAGCTTTTCCATAAGCCTAGAACCAACTTTTGCACCTTCAGTCTTTTCAGTCCGCATCATGTTTTCAGCAGAAAGCATAAGCTCAGAGATCTTCAAAGCCATGTCTGAGCTTCTTTTAGCTTCTTGCATTGTGAGTGTTCCGTCTTTAGCCCGAGCATCCATAAGAACCTTAACTAGATCCATGCCTGCATTGCCTTCGGCCACCCTCTCAGTAGATTCAATCTTAGATTCTTGAATTCTTTCCTGAGCTTCTATCCTTGCTATTTCAACGCCGCTTCTTTCTTGAGCCTTCATCTGATCAAGCTGCAAGCGGGCTTGCTTCTCGGCCACATTGGCCTCGGCCTCCATGCGACGGATCTCCAACTCTTGCTGGCGCATCTGAATAATTGGATCTTCTGCTTGCTCTTCCGCTTGCGCGTTTTGATTTTCCTCTTGATGCTGTTGCAAAAGTCTTTCGGCAGCATCTCGCACTAGCCGAGAAAGTTGAACCTCGACATCGTCCGGAAGGGGTTCCTCTGGAGGGGGAAGGTCCACCCCAAGATTATCTTCAATGTCGGCACGGTATTTAAATGCAAGATGCTCTCCTATGTGAGCAGACAAAGCAGACTGAACCGACATAGCGTTAGGATCTTTTTCTAGCATTTCAAGAAGAGCAGGATCTTCTGCTGCGGCCATGTGAGTCGCAATGTGAGCTTCGTGATCTTGCCACATAAAAGCCTTAACGGGTTCGCCGCGAATAATATCCATGTTCTCAAGTACGGGATCCTTGACTGCGATGTCGTCTTCCGGAGGAACAATGTCATCTATGTCGCGTATGCCCAGTACTTCAAGCATCTGCCTGTGAAGGGTAGGCATGTCGTATATCTCAGGAGAACTCTCGGCCAGTTGCATTGCAGCTTGGTACTGCATAATTCTCTGGGCCATCGTAGAAGAATTGGGATCAGACACAGGAAGAACGTCAATCCGGTCGTCGAAGTCCTCTTCCTTCATTACCTCTTCGCCTTCAAGGTCGTAGGGGTATTCAAGGGGAGTATTGTTTTTCAATATCCTTTCAAGGATCCTGAACTCATTTTTCATGGAAGAGTGGAGGCGAGATTGAATCGCTGCCATAACTTTCATTGATCTTTCAAGCAAAGCCAGAGTTGTTCCCACTGGAGCTTGGTTGCTCATATCACTAACCTTAAGGTCAGTCAGTGAAGCAAATCTTCTTCCCTCTTCTACGATGTTTCCAAGGAGCTGGTGCAAAACATTTGATGGTTCTTTGTAGGGCAGGAATGTAATGTTGTCTCTAATTGCACCGCCCGGGACATCCACATCTCTAAACTCTCCGGGGGATATGGGAGAATCGTCGCCGCGTATACGCAGGCCCCTGGACTTAAGTCCTCCCGGAAGGTTTGACAACGTGCCCGCATCTACGAGCTGACGAAGGATGGAAGTCGCAGATTTTGCAAGACCTCCGATCATATGTATCAAACCAAACCCGTAGAAACCAAGTCCGGGTATGTACTCGTAATGAACAAAGTGCCTTCGTCTGATCTTATCAGGATCTTCTTCTGCCCAGTTCCTTCTGATAGAAAGAATCTTATTTGAACTAAGATCAATAGTAACCACATAAGGGAGAGCTATTCCCGTCTCTTCTCCGTCCTGAACATCTTCAAACCCAACCAAGTCAACATCTGTGTGCATCTCCAAGAGGGTGTGTCGATTGTCGAAGTTGTGAGAAGGGCTATCTCCAGTTAATTCGTCATACTTTTTCTGGATGTCATCAGGATCCGGAGAAGGTTCTCCGAGGTCTATGTCTGAATAAAAACCGCTAACTTGCATTTTCCTTATGTCGTTGTGGCTACGCTTCATTACATGCGTAACTCGCTCAGCCATATCCAAGGACGGAGCGCCATAAGAAACAACTATGTCTTCAGAAGGAACAAACATCGCACAAGGCCTGCCCATGGCAGGGTCCCAATAAACTTTTCTGAAAGCAGAACCAGCAAGCGGAAGGCTGAATAACATTTTTTCAGTCTCCGAGCGGTACTCTTCCATTACCTCGGTGACCATGTAATTTAGATAGTCTTCTACCCTGCCCGCTTGTTTTGTTTTCTCAGGAGTTGGCTTGCCTACTATCTTTGTCCGAACAGGACCCCCGCTTGGAAATATTTCACTGATAGCTTGGCTCTGAAATCTAATTACAGCTTCGGAAAGAATCGGATGAGTAACACCACAAGCTCCTTCCCAAGGAGAAGTTCTTTCTTCTATCTTTAATCCAAGCTGATTCAATCCCTTGATGTAAGTTTCTTCCCACTCTTTACGGCTTGATCGATCAGAGGAATAGGCTCCAGTTAACTCGGAAGCCAAAGATGAAAGATCTTTATCATCCATCTCTTCCGCAAGATTTGAATCAAAAGAAATTTCGCTCTCTAAAGATTCACCTCCAGTAAAATCAATGAGCATACCTCCGTCTTCCGTATCAAAAGACACAGCTTCCGGATTTAGTATCTCTACTTCAACCTCTTCCTCAAAGTCAGAGATCTGTAGAGGTTCTTGGTCTAAGGATTTTTCAATAGCCAATCTAAGTTATCCCCTTCTCATAGGACTTCTTCGCGCTTTAAATGGCCTTGAGGAAAAAGTAGGAGCCACTACTGACGGGTTTAGGCCTGGGATAGATCCCATGTTAGGGATCGGAGAAAGATTAACTCCCTCTAACCCCGGGATGGATCCCATATTGGGAATCCCTGAAGGATTAATTCCGGCCATACCTGGGATGGATCCCATAGCAGGAATCGGAGAAAGATTAACTCCCTCCAACCCTGGGATAGAACCCATAGATGGAATACCCGAAGGGTTAATGCCAGCCATGCCTGGGATAGAACCCATCTCTGGTATACCCACAGGGTTAATCACGGGCGTACTCGGGATGGAGCCGCCCATAGAAGGAACGACCGGAGAGTTACTCACGGGCATACCCGGGATGGATCCCATGTTAGGGATCGGAGAAACAAAGTTATCTACATTAACAGGAGCCTCCGGCTGAGCCATGACTGGTAAAACCTCTGGAGGAGGAGCTGCTTGAGTAACTGGACTTGGTGTAGTTGCAGGAACTTGAGCAGGAGAAAGACCGGGCATAGATCCCATGCTGCCAAAAGCATCAAGTATTGATTGAGGAGTTTTTTGCTGCGCGTTAACCTTCGGAAGCAAAGGAGCCTCGGTTTCTACCGAACTTGCTGGAGCTTGAGAAACTGCTTCAGCCGCTTGCTGAGGTCCATATATAGTTGAGAGAAAATCATAAAACTTTCGACCCCTCTCTTCTCCAGACATCTGGTTTACATTTCTATAGATGTTGTTTAAAAAACTATCTCTTTGATCTTGAGCCCGATTCCGACTAAGAAAGCTATACATCTGGGCATCGCGATTTCTTTGCTGCGCCATTTCGTAAGGGTTCGGACGATACTGTCCCATGTTGTAATTGCCGTATTGATTACCGCCGCCGTAATTGCCACCGCCACCGTAATAATTACCACCGCCGCC